AAACAAACTAAATCATGGATTTAATTATGAGATTAGCATTATTACTAATTGGATTTGTTATAGCATTTTTAGGAGTGCTTGTACTTGTTCATGCTGATTTTGTTCTTGGATTTATAATGTTTGCATTTGGCACATTTACATTATGGGCAATGCTACCAACTTTTAAAGGAGGACAACAATGACAAGTACTGATGTATTATTTACAGAACAAATTGACAAATTAGTTTCAGACTATGGTGAATGCAAAATAGATACTGATGCTTATGTTGCAGGTTTAAAACAATTAGGCATTACAACTATCTTTGAAATTCACGATTACATCGAAAGAGCTGAAGAAGCTAGATACGAATATAAATTAGATAACGCAGGATAGGAGAATAACATGGGATTAGATCAACATGCACATTTAAGAAATGCAAAAATTGATTGGGCTAAATATTATTCAGAAGAAGAATATAGTGGTGAACCACAAGTTTTTGTATGGAGAAAACATGCAAGACTTCAACAATTTATGGCTGTTAAATATGCAGAACAAAACCCACAGGACAAAGATCCAGGATCATTTAATTTGGGATTTAATGGTGGCCCAGTTAAATTAACTAAAGAAATTGTAGATGAATTAGAAAAAGCAATAAATAATAATTATTATGATTACTTTGCTGCAGATGGTTATTTTTGGGGTCAACAATACCAAGAAGAATCTGTTAAAGATTACAAAGATCAAGATACAGAATTTTTGCAATGGTGCAAAGATGAATTATCAAATGGTAATCAACCAGAATATTATTGTAGTTGGTAATGCAAACAATCTTTTGCATCATTTGGAATAAAAATAATACATGGGAGTTATTTACTAACCAAGTGTTTGTTTTAGAAAGTGAAGCAATAGATTTTGCTCAACGCAGTAACATTAAATATAAAAAGAAAAAAGTAGAATGGAAGGTAGCTGATGCTGCCGAATGGTTTTAATTATGAAAACAAAAATAACAAATAAAAAACATACAATGGCTGAACACAAAAAATGGTTAGATACATTTAGATCAGAAACTGTGTACCCAAGTAAAAAAACAAAACGTAAGAAAGGTAAAAAATGAATATAGATCAAATAGATGCAGAATTAGATAAACAAAAACCAAAACATCAAAGTATTGCATCACAATACGGAGTAATGGGTTTATGTTTAGGTAAAGATTTACATACAAGATTAAAAGAACATGCACTTAAAGAAAGACTATCAATGTCTAAAATTATTAAAACATTAGTAGAAGTTTATTTGCGTGAAAAATATGAAAAATTCTAGGCATCGCAAGATGTATAAACACAAGGTTTGTGTATTACCCTTGGGAATAAAAAAATACACCTTTGAATAGTTGGTGTGAAGATAAGGTTCACTTCATGCCAACTAATACTAACTCCCCCAATAGAGGGAGCTAGAAACATAAGAAAGAAAGAGGTATTATGAATAACTTAGCTATTAACAAAGAGCTGCCAAACAATCTACTCACAATAGATCAAAGTGCGTATTTTGATGTAGAGAAAAAACAATTAAAATATGTAGCAGATACTTTAAATGACGAACAAGAAATATACGAAGATGTAAATAGATATGCTTTAGTAAGAAAAGATACTGGTCAATTATTAGGTATTCATTCAGAAGATTATGTTGTTAGACCTTATTCAGTATTAGCTGAGAAAGTTAATGATGTAATTAAAGAAGCATTACCAAATTACGAAGAATTTGAAATCACTACACAAGACCATGTGTATGCAAATGGTCGTAAATATAGACGTGATATTAACTTTTGGAATAAAGATATTCAAATAGAATCCTTTAAACACAAAGGTCAACAAGAAAAAATAATTCCACAAATACGAATATACTCATCACTTGATGGTCAATGGGGCCAACAAATAATGTTTTCTTCAATGTATATGTGGTGCATGAACGGTATGGTTAGACCAGATTGGACTTTTACTGTTTACAATAAACACAGCTCTAGAAAAGATATTTCATATTCTGTTTCAGAGTTTAGATCTGGATTACAAGATCATGAAGATCTAGGTAATGAAATGTTCAAAATGTTACAACGAAAGGTAAATACATCAGATGTTACAGAACTATTTAGAAAAACACTCGCTGCCAAGCCTTATAAAAAAGGTTTGGATATTGAGCATGACAGCATTCTTGTCCTTAATCATTTGGATAATTTATGGTGTAAATATAATGACAGGTACGGCAGTACACTTTTTGCAGTTTACCAAACAGCGACTGACTGGGCAACACACCCAATCACTCGAGGATCAGTTTACAACGTATCAAGAAAAAGAGAAAAAGCTGTAGCAAATATGCTTAGCAGCAAACAATGGGAGGGAATGTATGGACATTGATAAACTAGTAACTTATTTAGCAGCAACAGACGAAAGTTATTCTAAGCTACAAGCAGAAATTTCGTATGGTGAAGATATGCTTAAAAGTATTAAAGGCATATACATAAGCAAATCAGAATTATCAGTATCAAAAGCTACTGAAGATTTTTATGCATCTGCTAATTATTTAAATCATATTAAAAAACTTCACACTATTAATTTAGAATTGTTTGAACTTAGAAACAAAAGAAAAACAGCTGAAATGAAAATAGAAGTTTGGAGAACATTAGAAGCTTCAAGACGTAAAGGAAACGTATGACAATAAAACAAATATATCAAAAACATTTAAATAAATTAGATCAAAATCAATTTATATATGCAATAAGAGTTGCTTACGATTTGCTATCTGACAAAGAACAACGTATATATCAATTAGGATTTGAAGCAGGTTTTAAAGAAAGTGAAAAAACTAAAAATCCTTTAATAGAATATGTACCTCCTATTCATACTAAAATAAAAAACAATCCAAATATATTTGAAGACACTTGCAAAGTTGTTTGTGATTATTTTAAAATATCAATGACAGAAATAATGGGTAAATCTAGACAACAATATATTATTATACCAAAATCTATGATTATAAATTTAATGCGTGAATTAACTCATAATTCATTACCAACTATTGGTCATAAATTAGGTTTAGATCATACAACAATATTATTTCATGTTAATTCCAAAGCTAAAATGCAAGGTCTTTGGAAACAAGATAGAAATTTTAGTATATTTAATGAACTAAAACATCAACTTACAGATGTAAGTCATTAATATTGCTGCCGAATTTAAAGCATCATAGTCATATGTTTAAGCCTTTAATAGCTAGAGATTGCATTAATAATTAACAATCTAGCAACAACCTAGATAAGTTGTAAAACTGTGTGTTGCACAAGCAACCCTATTGTGTGTAGTTTAACCATACTCTACACACAGTAGTTGTATTGACATTTTATGTTTTGTGCGTATTGTGATTATATGAGCAAATCAAAAAAATGGAGGTACAAATGGCTAATGAAGCTTTAGGCCCTTTATTCCACAATGCTTTAATCCCACAATTTGTAGCTGCTAGAAAAAAACTTAACATATCTCAATTAGAGATGGATGAAATTTTGGGAGTTGCAAAAGGATTAGTAAGTAAATGGGAATGTGGCATTCGAAAACCTAGTGGATGGTTATTCTGCTGTTGGGCAGATGCTCTACAAATGACGATACAATTAAAACCAAAGGTGCAAAACAATGACAATCAACCCAGATCTTAATCCAGGTGATATAACAAACGATCCTATAGTAAATGAAGTTGTTAAGTTAATTCTTGATCGACACATACAAGGTATGGACAAGTTTGGTAAGACAATGGAGTCTAACGAAAGACCGTTAGACCAATGGATTGCTGAAACAATAGAAGAACTTTTAGATGCTGTTCATTACCTTACTAAAGCTAAATCAATAACAGATAAATTTAAAACTAAAGAAAAACTTTTAAATGATCTTTTAGAAAAAGCTAAAGAAAATACATTTACAGTAAAGGAAACCGATGTTCACACTAAAGAAGAAGTCTAACATAGACTACGCAGCACCTCATATAAGGCAACAAGCTTTTAGAATGAGGCTATTAAAATTCTACAAAGAAATAGAATTTAATGACGATGTTTACAATCACAATGCAACAATGATCTTGAAAGGTACTCTACCCTACAAGTTTGTTAATGAAATAGAAAGGTTGAGGTTAGAACATGAAAAGAAAAAAAAAGAAAAATGGGAAAAAATCAAACGTAAAGGTGCAACAACTTTGGGCCTCAAGGTTCGAGATATTGTTAAAAGAAGTACACAAGAAAGATAAGCATTTTTATAAAATAGGAGGAACTATATGAAAAAAGACTTTGATAGAAAACAAGGTATTGGTGGTAGTGATGCTACCAAATTATACAATGGTGAATGGCATACATTATGGTTAGAAAAAACAGGCGATGCCGAACCTGTAGATTTGTCTGATGTGTTACCAGTACAGATGGGTGTACACACAGAACCATTTAACATTGCATGGTTTGAGAAACAAACAGGATTAAAAGTTACTGGAAGACAAGAAACTTTCTTTCATAAAGATTATCCTCATATGTATGCACACGTTGATGGTTTAATATTAGGTGATGATAAAGCTTTGTTAGAATGTAAGCACACTAATGCGTTTACAAATTCTAAAAAACAAGCTGACAAATACAAAGCACAAATACAACATTACTTAATGGTTACAGGTTATCCTAAATTATATTTCTCTGCGTTTTACGGAAATATGAAATGGGAAGCTTTAGAAATTACTGCTGACGCAGAGTTTCAAGAACAATTACTTAATGCTGAAGTTTTATTTTGGCATTTTGTACAAACTAAAAAAGAGCCACCAGAACATATTGGCTTTGACAATTTTAATCAAAAGGAGTTTAGTGATGGCAGAACAATCATACCCATACTCTCCAGGGCATAAAGGAGTTGAAACTTCTATAGAAGCTGCTGAAACAATCAAGGAAGGTGTAGAAACTATTAGGAATAAAGTGTTTAATGTTATTGCTAATAAAGGCAATTTTGGTGCTACTGCTGATGAAGTTGCAGAGTTATTAAATTACAGTCCTTTTACTGTAAGACCAAGAGTGACTGAGTTATTCAAGCTCAATAAAATTGAACGTAAAGATAAACGTAAAAATCTAAGTCAGAAAGCTGCATATGTATATGTAGTTAGTAAGACTCATATTAATAATCAATATACCGAGAAAGGAATATAATGGGTAAACCAATAGATAGTAGAGCTTTAGCTATATTAAAAAAATATGAGCTAGATCAAAAAGACGATCAAGGTCAATACAAAGCCTTATGGGATTGTCATGGTAGTTGGGTTATGTATCACAGATACATAGAACTAGCAGGTGCTAAAAATGGCATTAAATACAAATTTGATGAAATAGAAACTAATTCAGCAAATGGTATTGTATGTGTTAAGTGTACTGCTGTGTTAGACAAAGGTAATGACAAAAAAGTACAAGTTGTTTCTTATGGAGAAGCATCTCCTAAGAATGTTAAAGCTAGTACATATCCATATGCTATGGCAGAAAAACGTGCTTACGATAGATGTGTTCTAAAATTATTAGGCTTACATGGTTTTGTGTATTCAGAAGATGAATTACCAGATGATGTAATAGCAAAAAATAAAGCAAATAAGCTTGATAATAATATTAAAATATTAAAACCAAAGGAGAAAACAAATGATAAACAAAGTAATACTAATAGGTAGATTAGGTGCTGACGCAGAAGTTAAACAAACTTCTAAAGGCGACAGCATGGCTAATATGTCTTTAGCAACTAACAAGAAGTTTAAAGAAGAAGAAAAAACTACTTGGCATAAAGTTGTAGTATTTGATCCTCGTATTGCAGATACAATGGGTAAATATGGTAAAGCAGGTACTATGTTATATGTCGAAGGTGAAATAGAAACTAGATCTTATCAAGACTCTGGTGGACAAAAAAGATATGTAACAGAAGTAGTTGTTCCTAGATTTACAGGTGTTATTAGAATGATGCCTAAAACTGCAAGTGCTGCAGCATCTGCTCCAGCTACTCAAGGATCTGACGATTTTAAAGAACAGTTTTAATGAATACCCTTCGGGGTAAGGCTAAGCTAGTCACTTAGCTCCTTTCGAAGTAAGCAGCAATGTTGGAATTGGCCACAGGCTCAAAAGATTGTTGCTTACTTTAAACAAAATTTGTGACGACAAATAGGTAAGGTAGAACCTGTTATATAATTAGATACTAGTCTTCATTATAGCTAAAGGCCTCCTGCTGATTAAGATCATGCGAATAAGCATCAAGTAGTCCAGTAAGGTTAAATAGTAATATACACCTGTCATGGTTTACTCTACTTGGTGTTTATTTTTTTTTTGTTGTAATCCTTTGTATAATTGTATTATTTGATGTTGTCTTAAGTGCGTTTAAATTAATAATATAATACTTTATGCTTTTAATATGAAATCTTTATTAGATTTAAAAAAAGAATTTAAAAAAAGAAAATTAAGATTATCTCATTGTCAAGAAACAGTAGAAGATCTTAATGATTTTTTAACTATAGATTTATTAAAACATAATAATGTTGACGCAACTTTGGTTGCATTAGTTTCTTCAACTATGAATATATCTTCTTGGTATCAAAAAAAGTCTTTTGTTATTGACTTATTACAGTCTGCTTTAGCAACAGTAGAGTCAGAAAAATATAAAGAAGACGGAAATAAACTTAATTAAACAATATCTATTTAAACAGTCATACAGCCTTTATAACAAACATAAACTTTAATACATAGGCAAGGTCGCATTATGCTGCCGATAGCACTCTACGTTGCTCCTAGAGTCTTTTAGACTCACAATATTGGTCAAAACAAGAGCCATCTTTACCATTATGGCAAAAGTACTCTTTTTTGGCTGTTACAATCCAACCACCCATATCTGAGGTTAATTCTTTATTACAAACTTTACAATAACCACAATGGAAAGATTGATTAACTTTTCTTGTCCAGGTTTTCTTCTTCGAATTGCTCGTCATTTGGTGTGTTATTTTTTATGTCGTTTAAAAAAGCTTCTAACTCATTTTCATAAGATATATCTTCAGCATGTTCTTTCTGCTTACGATATACTCTTTTATTCAAGGATGAGTTTTTTGATGCTTTTACTACCATCTATGTTTGACTCCAGCTCAGCCATCGACTTTAGGCACTGGTAAATTATATTATTATTTTTATTTGTTCTCATTGCAATTCTTTTACCTTTAAGACAATCAGACATAGATTCTTGTATTCTATGTTCTTTAATCTCTCCGTTAACAATCATAAGTAAAGCAATAATCAATTCCATTAATGTGCTGCCTTTCCATTAGCTCTTACTTTATCTTTTAAATCTTCTATATCATTTAAAGCTTTGTCTAATTGTTCTTTTAAAAATTCTATATTAACTTTATTAGTCATATTCATTTCTTGAGTTGCTTCCATTTTTTCTACAGTCTTATAAAGATCTTCAATTAAAAAATGTTGCTCTTGGTCAGTAGGTACTTGCTCAGATTTTTTAAGTAAATT